TTATAACTTGTTGACATTTGAACGGAGGCATTTGTAATGGTCATTATTTTATCTTTTGGAATAGATATAATTGTGTCAGGTGTATATGCCGCCCATTTAATTAAAGCAATATAATCTCGTAAACCCATAGCTGTAAATTGAGGTACATATTTAATTTGTAGAGGTTTTACAACTCTTAATAATGGAGATTTCTCAGCCAATTGATCTTTAGCCAGTTCAGCAACTAAATCATCGCCGTTTACCAGTTTAATAATTCTTATATTATTGATTGGTGGGTTTTGATGCATTTTTAAACTCTATGTTATGTATTTCATAATTAAAATCTTCCTCATTATAGATATTTATTCTTTCTCTAAAATGAGCTAAAGTATAATTCTCTTTCTCGTTGTAAGATAAATCATCAGCTATGTCATATAATGTTGCCGCTGAATTATTATCTTTTAATCTTAGTCCTCGACCAATACTTTGCAAGTTTCTTATCCTGGACTTGCTAGGACTAGCAAAGATAATGTTATGAAGATTCCGAATATTAATGCCTGTACTGAAAGTCCCATAACTTGCAACGATAATAGCGTTTTCACTTTTTTCCGTAATAAATCGTACTTGTTCTCGTTCATCTGCTTCTACTCCTCCGTAAACATAAAATACTTTTCTACCATCTGCTTTTTCTATTATTAAATCTCTAAGTGTTTCTCCGTGTTTTTCAACATACTGAAATAAACATAAAGTATTACCTTGTAATGATAAACAAAGATTTCTTATATACTTATTACGCCTTGAATTTTTAACTAAAAAATCCATTTCTTCTTGGTATGTTTTTCCGTTTATAAACTTACGAGATACATCATCATATTGTAATACTAAACACATTATTTTTAAATCTGCTAATTGTTTCTTTTCTTGTAGTTCACTTGTAGAGATAACTTTATTTACTGTACCAAATAATCCCTCTAAAACAAGTTTATGTGTCTTAGTTCCGTCTAAAGTTCCTGTAAGACCAACTCTATATTTACATTTTTCTAATTTAGTCATTATCTTTGTTAATGAAACAGCTTTGAACAAGTGAGCTTCATCACCCATTACCATACCAAATTGTGTAAACCATTTTTTAGGCAGATTATAGATTGATTGCCAAGTAGAGATAATAACTCTTTTATTTGTTTCTTTTTCGTGGCCTGAATAAATTTTGTGTATATTACGATCACTATTATAACCATAATCTTTAAAATCTTTATATAACTGTTCTACTAAAGATGTAGTGGGTACTATAATTAAAATCTTATCTTGTTTGGTATCTTTTAATCGTAACAAATTAAAGATTAACATTAAATATATGATAAGCGATTTACCTGATGCTGTAGGCGATACTAATAAACATCTATTTTTTCGAATAGAATGAATAAAGGCTTCTCTTTGATAATCTCTTATTTCTAAAGGAATTTTTAAAGCTTTAATTAAAGCATCTATTTTACTATCTTCTACTTCTGTATCTTTTATTTTGGCACCATCAACTATTTGTACGTCATTTTCTTTACACCAATTTACTATGTAGGGGTATAAACCAGCATAAATTTGACCAGTTGCATAAGAAAATAATCTTATCTTACCGTCCCATACTCTATTTCGATATTGAGGCATAAAACGAAAACCTGGTACCTCAAAAGTAAAATATTCGCCAAGTTCTCTACGAATATCAGCTTCCGCTTCTATTTTAAGATATACTTCGTCTTTTTTATCTATAATGATATAACGTGTAGTAGTCATTAGACCGCACCACTAGTAAATCTTCTCCAGTCTATTGCGTTCTTAATTGTAAAACCTCTATTAGCTATTTGTCTAATAGTTCTATCTAAAAAATCTACCGTTGCTTGTAAATAATGTACTTTTTGTTTTGCTTTAATTATTTCGTCATCAGAGTCAATATACTTATCTACATCAGTTCTTAATATTTTTAAATCAAAAGGTTTTTGTGCATAAACTTGAGGATCAGCTTTACCTGTATAGTATTCCCATTTTAGTTTTTGTATTATTGCTAAATCACCTTCAGCACGACTTAACAATAACTTAAACTTTGTTAAATGTTTTAAATATTTGTTATGTAACTGAGGTGTTTTTAATGACTCTAAATCAAGTTCAGTATCATTAATTTTTAAGTCTTTGTCAACTTCTAATTGTAATTTTTCTAAATCCATAATCTATTCATTATATCACAAAACCTTAAAAAAGTAAAGTTTATGATGTGGTTACACTTGTTGTTGATGAACCAACAGACGCAAAATCATAGATAGAATATCTAAATGATACTGTCGCTGTTAGGTAATCAACATCAGTTGCTTGTTGTGTATATTGTAGTCCTGTTAAAGATGTAGGAAATACATCTCTAAATCTCACTTCTAATTGTGATGTGTTTTTACTCGTTAGTATTGTTAGTGTAGCATCTGACAATGTTCCACCAGCGTCTGCTGCACCATATTTTGTTTTTCCTGGTTCTGTACTTACACCCGTTGTTCTTGTTGGAAATCTATCATTACCTGATGTAAGTAAATTTTGAAATTCTGAATGTGATCTTGGAAAACCTAATCCAACTAACCAACCGTGTATTTCCTGGTAGTTTTCTAAATTTTCATCAACAATAAAACTCATATCTAAAGCTTCATATGTAAGTTTGTCACCAGGAAGTGGTATATCTTTAAATCTTGTTTCTTGTGCCATTGCACCACCTAACGTAACTCCTGGTATATTTACAGATGTACAAAAATATTCAACTTTAGGTAATTTAATTATATTAAATTTAAACTGCGTTGGTGACGCATAATCTAATTTGGTAGGTTGTCTATTATATGAGTTTGTTGTTGTCATACTACTATTTATCTAATTGTTTATCCACCTCTTCCCATTCTTGTTCTTGTTGTAATTTATCACAATCTTTAGGACTAAAAATACAGGCAATAGCTAAACTCATAGAACCATCATAAACACTTATTTTTTTATTTGTTTCTACTGGTCTATTTACACAACCAGCGATTAAAATAACAACTAAAAATAAAGCAATGATCCACAAGTATTGAATTAAAATATTTTTCATATTAGTATTTAGTACAAATAAAAAAGGCGAGGTTTTGATGCCCCGCCTTTTTAAATTTCAGTATAAAACTGAATTACATTATGTTCGCAACTTGGACTCTTCTGTAGTATCTGTTAGCGTTTGCATTACCTGCACCGTTGATAACAGCATTTGAAGAAACAGAAGCTTCAGCAAATGGGTTTGCTTGTAAACCATATCTAGTTTTAAATCCAATTTTTGGTTGGAATGTGTCTTGTCCAACTGCTCTAACCATTTGTAAAGGTACATATGGACAATAGAATAATCCAGCGTCATATGGTGAGTTACCTTTGTAACCTACTACAAAGTATTGTTTCGCACTGTTATTAGCAGAATACGGATCAATGTACACTTTGTATCTACCGTTTAATACACCAGCAAATGTGTTACCAGTATCGTCAACGTTTAGGTTGTTATTAAGAGCAGGTGTGTAGTCTAACACGCCAGCCATTTGTAGAGCGGAAGCGACATCTGCAGAACAGATAATCATATTTCCTTTACCTCTACGTGTTCTTTGAGCGATTACGTTTGCTTCTCTCTCAACTTGGAACATTAATCCTTTAAATCTTTCAACAGACCATCTTCCGTTAGAATCTGTGTCTAAGTCAAAGACTCCTGGATTAGTTGTGTTGATCGCACTTACAGCACCAATGTGTGTAGATGAGTTATTTGAAGCACCGATCTCAGCGTTAATGTAAATTGTTCTAACAACTTCTCTGTTGATCTCAGCTAAGATTTCAGCAGATAAAATGTTTGCTAGTTCAGTTTCAGCGTCTAACCCGTGGATAGCTTTCAAGTCTTGTGCTAATTCCATAGTGTACTCAGCTTTTAATGCTCTTGATTTAGCAGTAACAGTTGATTTCTCAATTGAGAATGCCATTTGTGCAAAAGCGTTATTAGCAGAATCACCTAGAGCTTCAGCAGTAGATGTTGCCATACCTTGACCTCTTGTGTAAGCTGTCGAAGGATCGTCATTTAATAGACCTGGGTTAGTTCCTGTTTGACTTGCGCCTGAAGATGCAGTTGAATCACCAGCAGCGTTTCTGCTTGTGAAATCTGTATCAGCTTCGTCAAATAGAGCTTCAGTTCCTGATTGGTTAGTGTATCTGCTTCTCATAGCAAATATTAAACCAGTTGGACCTGTCATAGGCTGAACACCGCAAATGTCATACGCAATTAGGTTTGGCATTGCTCTTCTAACTAATGAGATCAAAATTGGATCCCAGTTAGAAATTGATGCGCCAGTTGCGTTTGTAGGAGCGGCTTCAGACATAAATGCTCTGTCTTCTTTTAGAGCTCTTTCTTGGTTTTCCAAGATTGTAGCTGTAACGGCACGTCTGTAAGAATCACTGATTTTTGGTAAATCAGGGTGTTCTAGGACAGGCTGCCATTTTTTTTCGTAAGTTTCAGATAAGTACATATCTTTTCTCTCCCTATATTATTTAACCGACAATTTAATGTCTTTTGTTTTACTTATAGCGGCACTATAAGCAGCCATAGCGTTTGTTAAATCTGCTGGTTGCTCAGCAGATTCGCCTGCCGCTACATTATCTAATTCATCATTGGACTCAACTTTTTTTCCAAAGTAAGACTCTTTAATAGTGTTTACTTTCTTTTTAAAGTCTTGTTCAGATGAATACTCAACTTCTTCCGCAAGTTTGTTGAATTTCTCTTTAGCAGTATCAGCTAAATCTGAAGACGCCTCATCAATGATGTCTTGTCTTTTAAATTCGCCAATAGCTTTATTTTGTTCAACATTCTTTTCGATCTGTTCGTTGAGTTTTTTCTCAAGCTCTTCGATTTTATCAGCTTGATCTTCAAGTACATTGTACTTTTCATCAGGTACATCTATATAATGGTCTTCAAATAATTTTTTCAAACCAGATATAAAGTCCTCTGCGATCTCGCCTTTAATACCTCTCTCAATAGCAATTTTGTTTTCTTGCATCCATTCCTCAACAACGTAGTTAAGGTAACTGTCTACTTTTTCAACTAATTCTGCTTTTTGAGATTCAATTTCTTCTTTTATTTTTTCTTCATAGCCAGCTTTCAACTTCATTTTTGCTTCTTTAACTTTTGAGTTAACAGCAGCTTCAAATATTGTTGCAGCTTTTGCTTTGAAATCTTCAGATAAGTCTTCATCTTTAGTTAAAGCTTCAACGTCTGCAGATACATCAATTGAATCTTCATCAGATTCTTCTTTCATATCTTTTTTCTTTTCGTCTTCGTGTGACATCTCTTTTTTATCTTGCGATTTTTTAAGAGCGTCTAGCGCTGCTTTTGGCATTTCGCCTTCTTTAACTTCGGATTTTTTCTCATCAGCTTTAGTTTCTTCTTCCTCTTTTAACTTAGGCATTGCGTCAGCAGCACCTTGAGCTTTTTGTTGAGGATCACCAGAAACTTGTTTTACACCTTTAGATGCGTCAGGATTACTGTCTGTTGGTTTAACAACAGCTGCGCCTAAATCTTCATAATCACCTTTTAGGTGAGAAGGTTCAGCCGCTACAGCATTCTTCTTAGGAGCATCAGCTTGTGGGTTAGCAGCATTTGCTTCCACCACTGCTTTCTGTTCCATCGCCTCTAGTTTTTTTTCTGTTTCGGCCATTGAAAATCTCCCTTTTTAAAATTAAACGTTTAATTTTCTCGTTATTAGATATTTATATTTTATAGTTTTTTAAGAAACGATTCAAAGACTTTTATCTTTTTTTCTTCTAAACTTCTTTGTTTGGCTCTTCTAATTTCGTTTTTCCAAGCCTCTATATTGACTTCTTTTAACATACCGTTATCCCATACCCACTCTTTATTTTCCATAATACCTTCAACGAAAGCATCGGGAGCAGATGGATCAGCGACTATATCAGCGGCTGTAGCAAGATAAAAGTCGTCTTTAACATAGTTTGTACCGTTTCTTTGGATTAAAGACCCCATACCTCGACTTGAAACGCCTAATTGAGCGCCCTCATCTATAAGACCTTTAACGATCTTACCATATGGTGTGTCCATAATCTTTGCTTCACCAATAAAATTATTACCCTCTGGATATAGTTTTTTCACCATATGTGATACTCTTTCCAGATTTACAGTTGGTCCATCAGGATGCCCTAACTCACCAAACGCTCTATTTTTATTGATAAATTCTCTATTGTATCTCATCACTTCTCTTTCCAAAACATCTTTTGGATAGACTCGTCCATTTCTATTTTTAACTTCACTTTGAAGGAAGATACCTTTAATTTTGTATTCTTTTTTGCCGTTTTTTTCTTCGATTAGATATTCGGCAGATTGGATTTCTTCTGATATTAGTTTCATAGTTCTCTCTCGTACTATTTATACAACTTTTTATCTAAACTCTACTATAATTGTGTAATTATCGCCACTTGCAAAGTTTTTAGTTGATAATAAAACATCACCTGTCGGTGTTGTTGAATTGTTTATTATTTCGCTTCCAGATGGTCTCAAATCCCAATATCCTTGTCCTGATAAAAAGACTGCAGTTGCATCTGTTACGCCATCCCATATAAGTTCAACGCCTGATTTACTATTTGCAGTGTTAATAGAATACCAAATTTTACTTATCTTTCTATTGCCATCTTCTGTCATAAAAGTTAGTTCAGAAGCGTCAACTTTCTTTACCAATGTTTCGCCTGTACCATCTGAAAAGTTTGTTAACTTAACTGTGTATTTAACACCAGATGTGTCAGCGATTGTTTGTGTTGTTACTGTATCAGCCATTTGTATAACCTGATTCTTTATGTGCCTCTATCACAATATTATATTTTGTAACGTTAGAGTCACTAGTTAATAAAATATCTCCTATTGGGTCTTTAATCTTTTCTTCTGTTGGTTTTAAACCGTAATTACCTCGACCATTGATAACTACTTTTTTTGTTGTATCATTTTTAAAAAATATTGTAATATCACCAGTACCAATTATCTCATAAATTAAATTTGCAATCGAAACTTTTGGTTGACTTGTAGCATTATTTGAATTAACTACATCAATTAAAGTTTGATCTTCTTCTTCACCTACACCATTTGAATTAACAATGATTTTAAAACTATCATCAACTAATTTGGTTGTAGATATAGTCATATTATCTTGGTGAGCTTACAGCTACACCTACAGCGTTACCAGATGTTTGTAAAGTATCTGATTCTTCTTTTTCAATTATAATACTATCATTCGCAGCTACTAGTATTAAAGTACCTAATGTTGTTCCACTAGAGTTCTTTAATGTAATTGTGTTAGCAGCAGCTTGTGTTTGTATTCTAACAAAATGAGCTCTATCAAAGTTACTCGCACTTATTTGAGCGCCAGCAGTAGTAGAGGTTCCTTTTATTTTAACGCAAGTATCGGCCATTTATTTTTCTCCTAATTGTTCTAATATTTCTTTATCAAAATATTCATTTAATTTATCAAAACTAATATTATGAAATTCCGCTACTTTAACAATAGCATTTTCAAATCTTGTTATTATATCTGATGTTTCTTTTTCACTAATTTTAAAAACATCACTTACCGCTTCTTTCATTAAAGGCGATAATTCTCTAAATGATTTAGAGTCAATTATTAATTTTTCTTTTATAATATTACTGACTAGCATCAGGTGTTTCTACTCCAGCCGTATTAGCATCAGCAGATAAATCAATTTGTGCTTGACCATCTTGTGCTGCTACACCTGTTGGTGTTATTGTACCATCAGCGTTAAATGTTCCTGTACCAGCAATTTCAGGTTTAGGGTCACTATATGAAGCAGCATTTACACTACCATCAGCATTAAACAAACCTTTAGCAATATCTACTCTTGCTGCGTCTAATCCTGCTGATACTTTATCTCTTAATGCGTCTTTAAATGCTTCACCAGCGCCAGCATTGTCGCCTGATTGTACTTTGTCAATAAAATTTTTTACGTTATTTACGTCACTCATTTTTTACTCCTTTATATATTTTCCATATCCGAAGATTGTGCTGTAGGACTAGCAATTAATCCATCATCAATTTCTTTTTTAATTTGTTTATTAATTTCTTCAATTTCTCTTTGAGATTGTTTTAATATATTTTTTCTAACAAATTCTAATGAGAAATATTTACCTACATAGTCTCTCATTTCATTTGCTAGAGCTAATCTTTCTCTCATCATCTCAGTATTTTTTAATTCAGCAAAATGACCGTCTTGTAAGAAGTCATACATTAAACCATCTCTAACACTTGGCCAGTCTTCTTCAGCAATAATTTGTTTTAAGATTAATTGAGTTCTTAAAATGTCATTAAAGATTTCAGTAAATTTCTTTCTTAATCTTTGTACAAATTTAGTAAACTTTAATTCATCTCTTGTTATTTCTGTTGATCTACCTAAATTAAATCCAGTAGAAGACTCTAATCTACTTACAGGAACATTTAAAGAACGATATAATTTCGCTCTAAAATATTCTAAGTCAGCTACTTCACCTAAGTTTTGACCACCAGGTAATGTCTCAATTGTTGTTCCTCTACCACCTTCTCTACTTGGTAACCAGAAATCTTCCAACATTGACATATAGTTTCTATCATCTCTTATCTCACCTGTTGCTGCGTCATAAACTAATTTATTTCTATAACGAGCCATTACATCTCTTAAATATTGTTCTGCTTTGACCTTTGGTAAATTACCAACGTCAATCTTAAACATTCTTCTTTCAGGTGCTCTAGCTATACGATAAATTACTGCTGCGTCTTCAATCATTCTTAATTGATTAACAGGTTTAATCGCTTTATGTAAATATGATAAAACTAAATTTTTATTTTGATCTATCAATCCGCTAGGACAAAAAGCAATTGTATCTGGAGCAATTCTTAATCCAACTCCAGGTGCACCACTATTTGCTACACCTCTTTCATTGTAAATAAAGTATTCAACATATTCATCAACAACAGATAACCCTTGTGGCATTGGGCCATCAGGTCTTTTCTTTCTTATCTCTCGTATTTTTTTAAT